CTTAAGATCTGTAGAATAACTTGATGCCATATTTATATCCTTATATTATAATTAAATTATTTATGCAGCAGTGTCAACCTCTGTCCAGTTTACTGTTTGACCTGTATCTACTTCGGTCCATATCGTAAAGCTTACATTTCCTACACTAGCCGTTAAGTTTTGTCCAGTTAAAATTACAATAGCATTACCTGTTATGGACTCATTTCCTATTGCAGATGTTAAATTTTGGCCTGTTACTTGAACTACAGATACCGGAGTAACACTATTTAAAGCTAAAGTTAAAGATTGACCTGTTAAAGAAACAGTAGCATCTCCTGTTATAGACTCATTACCTAATATAGATGTTAAATTTTGACCTGTTAAATTTACATTAACATCTGTTTTAACTTGTTCATCTCCTAGCGCAGAAGTTAAATTTTGTCCCGTTAAATTTACAAAAGTTTCTGGTAAAACAGTTACTGAATTTAAAGTTGTTGTTAATTGTTGACCTACTGGAACTACCGGGCTTAATACAATTACAATATTAACACTATTTAAATTTGTAATTAATGGATTTTCAAATACTGGAACTTGAACAGATCCACCTGCAGAAATTCCAACATTACTTAATGAAGCAGATAATTGTTGTCCTGTTAAATTTACTAAACCTGTTCCAACAGTTGTTACACTATTTAAAGCTGTTGTTAATTGTTGACCTGTTAAATTAACATTACCTGTTGCTGTAACAGTTACACTGTTTAAAGATGTTGTTAATTGTTGACCTGTTAAGTTAACTTGCGCACCGATAGATGCTGTTACACTTTCTAAATTAAGTACAAGATTATTTACACCACCAAAAGAACCTTCTCCCCAAGTACCTTCTCCCCAAGCTAAATCAGTTGGACTGTAAACTTCAACTGGAATATTTGCATTCCATGCACCTTCTCCCCAGGTGCCTCTACCCCAACCGTCAACGATAGCCATAAGTCAGGCTCCTATTAAGAGATTCTAATAATAGCTGCTGTAGATGTGAAAGCTGGAAATTGAATTGTGAACGTTCCTGAAGTAGCTGTTTTATCAGTTACAAAGTTTAATACTGCAACTGCTGCGTTTGAAAAAGAAGTATTATAAATTAATGCTCCTCTTGCAGTTAATGTTACACCTGTAAATGATAGATCAGCAAAATCTGTAAAAGCAACAGTTGATACAACTGATGTTCCAGAGTTTACTAATTTTTTTCCACCTGCAACATATGTTCCTGATGCAGCAACTTCTCCTGTTGAAGTATATGCAGTTGTTGAAGCACCTAAAGTAGCTGTTGATACATAAAGAGCTAGTTTAAAAACATCACCACCAGAACCCGCAGTTGAAAAATCTTGATCACCATCCAATAGTTGTTTTTTAAAACTATTTGGTAACGCTTGTGTAATAGCCATACTTTTTTTCTCCTATTGTGGTTTTCGAACTATACGAGGTTCTCCATCAAGAAACTCATCTGTTCGTCTTCTTCCCATTTGTTCTAATGAGAATCCTTCGATAGCTTGTTTATACCTATTTTCATAGTATTGCAACATATCTGTTGGACCCTTCAAAAATCCATACGCCTCAACTAGGCAAGCATATAATAAGCCATTGGGAAATTGTTGACTTAAATATGTAGTTGCTGTTGTAGACGATAATCCAGTTGGTTTCAAGATATAATTTAATTGAATTGTATAAGCCTGATCAGGAATAGGTGCAAATTCTATGGTATTTTCGTTCCAATTTGCATAATATTTAGGAACTCCTGTTACTCCAGATGAATTATATTCATCAATAAAACTCATATCTCTAACATCTAAAAAAGATCTAACCCCTGCATTTATAACTTCTGCAGAACGAATGACTAAAAGATTAGCGGGTGTATTTAAATATTTTTGGCTTACTACAAAAGTAGAAGTATCATATTTTCTATTATTATCAGAATCTACATCTCTTAATATTCTAAATTCTGCATTTTCAATAAATCCATTTACAATACTATCTGTTAATACATTTGAACTTACTTCTGTATAATCTCTAATTTTTGTAACTAATTGTGTATATGTCATATTAAGCCTGTAAAGTTACTGGACCTGCAGAGCATTGTGCTCCACCTCCAGATATATTGCCAACCGTTGCTGTATCTGTACTTAAAAAATAAAAATAATTCAATGGGTCACTTACTAAACCAACAGAATCAATTTTACCAACTGTAATTGTAAATCCTTGTGATCTTGAAATATCTGTAACTCCATCAAAAGATGGAACTGAATCAAATGAATCTTCTCTAGAAGGTGTTCCAACTGTGTTAACTTGCGGTGGTCCTCTAAATCTTACAATGTTACCTGTTTGTCTTCCGTGATTTTGTGAAAAAACATTAATGTAAGTATTTCCTGCATACTTAATTGTTGTAAATGGATTAGGTGTTAATTCAATAATAACTGGTGGTTCTATTCTATCTGGATGAGCATATCTTAATCCTTGTGGATCTGCTGTTGTTGGTTTTGGTTCTAATTGTGGTTGTTTTGCTTCGTATTCACTTGTATGAACCCATGAACCGTTCCATTCTTGAACCATTTCTTGATATGGAAATCTTTGACCTGATCGGTCAGAAATCATATATGAATATTTTCCTCTTGAATTTTTAGACATTTGGATAATAAGTTTTTGGTGTTATAAATGAACTTGAAGAAGAGCCATCTTGTTCTAATGCTCTCTTTAATTCATCTTCGTATAATAATCTTAACTCTTGTGTTCTTTGTGGAGCAAGTTTTAATGATACATAATAAGCTAGTCCTGCGCACATGCATGGAACAAATCGATATGGAACATCTGTTGCATTTGTATAAGCTCCAACATCTTGAATTCTTTTTGCATAATAATATTGAACCACATTATTCACCTGATCTGTTCCTGGTGTTAAATATAAAGTAATTGTAATTTTATCTATAAATCTTTGAACATAATATTGTGTAGGTTGACCTGTAGAATATTTAGAAGATAATCCGCTGTATTGAGATCTGTTAATTTTTGTAAGTGGAAAATCAACAACAGGAACTTGTTCTGTGTTTCTATAAACCATTTCTAAAATATCATCAGGTCCATAAGTTATAGAATTATAATCATAGACTGCAGTATTATCTGCATGAATGGCAGCTGTTGTACCATTAGCACCACGAGTGCAACCAGTAATTGTCATAGAATCTGTATCGGTACCTGTATAAGTAATTTGTTCAGATCCAATTAATAAAGTTCCTGTTTCAGGAAATTGCCAAACTGAATCTAATGTAATTGTAGTAGCAGATGCATTAATTCCACCATCTAAATAACTAAGAGTACCATCTGATGTACCATCAGCAGCAGATCTATAAATTGTATAGGTACTTTGACCATTGACCATGGAAATAGTATTACTTGCTACTTCCCAATAATGAAGACCTCTGTTAGCCCACTCTTGAAACATAATATTTAGAGATCTTCTAGTAGACTCTAAATCTTGTCCAGTTCTTGGAGCGGACATACCAATTCTTTCGTAAGCCTCTTCTATAATTTTATCTATATAAAAGGTCTTTTCAAAAGTTGTTGTTCCAGAAGTAGTGTTAGCCATTTAGCTTCTCCTACGCTGTTAATCCAGGTCCAGAATATTTATCTGTTAGTAATGTGTACGCTGTAATATTAGTTTTTGTTTTACAAAAAATTCCTTTTGGAAATAAAATTCCATCTTCAGGAAAACTAAAATTAATAACATCACCATTTGGAACATCTCCATAAAATAAAGTTGATCCAGAATTAGAAGTTGTAGTTAATTCTAATGCGCCAGCTCCAGCACCATCAGAAGCTATAATAATACCTCTTAAACGAATTGGCCCTGCAATAATTGCAGTAACTCCTGCTGCAGCTGTTGATCTAGTTGCTTGTATGTCACTTTTAAAACTTCCCATTTTTTTCTCCTTTAATTAAGGAGCTCCGAAGAGCTCCTTAAAATAATTTATTATAGTGCTGCTAAATCAGCGTTTTGACTATAAGTAACAACAATTCTTGCTTTACCTGCTGTTGCAGAGTTAGCAACTGTTATTCCGTATAATTCAACATCACTAGTTCCTATAGTTCTCCATGCACCTGCGCTCGCTGGTAACATTGAAGCACCAGTAGCAGTAGCTGATACAGCAGTCGCTGCAGCTAAGTTAGTTGCACTTGCTGAACTTTTACCAACAGCAATTGTAGTAGTATTAGAAGCAGTAAAAAGTGATTCTACTTGAATTGATACACTAATAATTTGACTGTTAGCTGGAATTATAATTCCAAGTGCAGTAGCACTTGTTGTAGCATGTGTTAATGCAACAGTTGATGATTGAGTAAGTACAACTGGTCCAATGTTTTTAACATTTGTTCCAAGTGTAGTTCCTGTTGTATTAAAAATATTTCCGGCTCTAATTGGTCCAGAAAAAGTTGTATTTGCCATAAGTTTATTCTCCTAGTTGTTCCAATATCGTCTCTAGGCTGTCGACTATACTGCGTCGATATTAGAAGTTATGTATAGTAATTGAAATATAGCTTAATTTATTAAATAGCGCAAGGGGTACCTGCATCGAAAATCTACTTTTCGGATATATAGCTAGTTTAGCTAGCTACAGAAAACTCAGGAGCAGCTAATTCTACCTTAATTTGTCTATGAGCTATTTCAGCTTCAGACATTTTAATCTGGTTAATGACGTCTTTTATCTTTTCGTCAATCCTAACCATATCAAGAGTGTATTTTCCCTCTTGAATGTAGTGTTGCTCCCAATCAAGTTCTAACGACCTTTTCTGTTTGTAAAGGTCTTGAACTGATATCATCTACAACCTCCTCATAGGTTATCCAGCATTTATCCTTAGCAAAGGATCTCATGCTGTCTTTTAATAATATACCTTTTTTTCCTATTTTGTCAAGGATAGCTTGTTCTATACTTTCTGCACTATCTTCTGCTTCAATGTTAAAATCAGCCATGTGACCATACGCTCTAATTTTTACTTGAAACAATTTTGTCATAATTCTGTCTTTCTAACATACTTAAGGGGCCTCATAAAGAGACCCCTTAAAATAAAAAATGCTTATATATTAAGCACCTGGTGAGCCAAACAAACCTCTAGGGTCAGACCAGCCGAAGCTGTATCTTTCTCTAGCTTTGTATCTAACGTTACCAGTATCAAAATCACCTTCCATAGACGTTTTGATAGCTGCTCTTACGAACATCTTCATACCGTTTGGAACGTCAGTTTTGATAAAGAATGCATCAGAATCTGTTAGGAAGTTGTTAACCACATAACCTTGTGGAATCATTCCCATAGATTTGATTGCATTGATATCGTTATCAGCTGTAGCAGTTCTACCTTGAGACGCCATTAATCTCTCCGCTGTGAATTGTAGTTCACTTGGGATAATTAATTTAACACCTCTTGCAGCAATCTTTAAACCACGTTCATCAGTAAACGCATTGATATCAATCAATGACTGTTCTAATGAAGTTTCGTTTAAGTCAGCAGCAGTTGCAAGTTCATTTCTAAATGAACCAGCAATAGTAGGGTGAGATTGGTCTAATAAAGGTTGACCGTCTCCACCTGGGAACGAACTTGAAAACGCATTGTTTAATACGTTAGCAGCCGTTACCTGCTTAGTGTTTGCCATAGATCTTGCTAATGCTTTTGTATAACGAGATGCAAGTCTGTCATACAAGTTGTCCTCAATCGCTTCTTCAGTGATTGCGAAAGCAAGAGCTATAGTGTTATGAGTGTATCTAGCTGTAAATGTTTCTTGAGCATTGTCAAATGTAACGCCAGAACCTTCTGGTTTAATTTGAGCATTTGCGAAACCTGATAACATAACTTCTTCTTCAAAAGCTCTGTCAGAAGTTTCTACATCAAATATTTCTAGATGTTGATTTTCATAACGTTTGTACTCCAGGCCGAATAAAGCATTCAATCCTGGTTCTAGTTCTTATACTCCTGATGTAGATGTTAACTGATGTTCATTAATTCTCACAACCCACACAACGTGTGATTGAGTGATTTGATTGTCACCAGTGTCTTTTGTTGAACCAAGTATCTGAAGTTGAGCTGAATTTGTACTTAAAGTACTGTCATTCAATCTGCTTCTTGATACGTAGTTTGCTGAATCTCCAGCTAAATAAGTAATATCTGCATTGTTGAAGATATCACTTGTCGCTGAAGCGCCAGTGTTATTTGATCTGATCTCAAATCTTTCATAAGGATCGTCACTTACGAATGCAACAATATCACTTGCTGCAACGTTAGGAACATAATTCCTCCATGTTGGTTTTTGAGTCGTTGGATCAGTGTAGAAAGCACCGTTTAGTGAACCTAATAATTTATCTGTTCCACCTGCAACTGCTATTGTACCAGCGTCGGTAGCTTTAACAGCGTCATTGAAATAGATGATAGTTGGACTATCACTTACTAAGTATTCACTTAAACCTTGAGCATCTCTGTTCTGACCAACTTTACCAATCGGTCGTAGGCCAAAACCTACTGAGCTTCTATTAGCCATAGTTTTTTCCTTGTTTAAGTTTATTTAATCGTTGGTATTACCAAAAAATTATTTTTTGTTTGTACCACCGAAAGTTACACGAGTCTGCCTCTCACTATTGATTGGCATACTTTTGTGTTGATCCTTATACAAATCGTTTTCAATTGCTTCTTCACGAGCTTCTATTTGTTTTCTAAAGTAAGCTTCGCGAGATTTTGCGATTTCTTCAGGTATCCTTGCCAACACAAGGCCACCAACTCCGATTACACCCGCATACTTACCATCTTTGATTTCAGGGTAAATAGATCCAGGATATTCATCGGCTCTTACGAGCTCCCATCCTGATCTCATTTTACCAGTCATATTTTTGGTATCGTCGAAGCCTAAAACTTCAGTACGAATCCATCTATGTCTAAAACCATCTGGTGCTGGCGGTGCATCTAAAGATGACGGTGGAGTCCAAGTAGTAGGTCTCTTTTCAGAGTCTCTAGTTTGGCTCGCACGAGGGGTCTTAATATTTTTGTTTTTTTCCATATGCATTTACTCCTTCGTGATTATATGTTTCGCATATTCTTCAAGTGGCACACCTAATTTTTTAGCAATAGCTACTTGAGAAGGCGTGAGTCTCACAGTTTTGCGGTTACTGTTTTTTCCACTTCTATTAGCCGAAGCTACATTTTGAACTGGTTTTGCAGTTGCCGTTTGTGATGTTGTAGCAAATTTATGCGGAAATTCAAGTCTTATTCTTTTATCAATTTCTGCATAATATTCGTCACTTTGAGCATCATATCCTTCTTCTTCCACAAGTTTTTTGTGTAATCCAAAGGCTGTGTACGTCATTGCCTCATCTTGTCCAAACCATGTATTTTTTTGAGCCCAATTTTGAGCTTTAGGGTCTGGAGTTATAGGTTGTTCTTGTTGAACAGCTTGTTGTTGATTTAGTTGAATTTTTGGTTCAACTTCTTTTGTTTCTGATTGTCTAGATTTAAGATCAAGAAGTCTTGCTTCTTCATATCCTAATTTAGATATTTCAGTTTGTGCGGCGATTTCAGCTTTTAAATCCCCATCAGTTCTAGCTTGTGCTAATTTAGCAGCAGCTGATTCCATGGATGATTTAATTCTTCTTTCCATTTCAGATATATAACCTGTATCTAATTTGGTAAGTCTTCCAGCTAGAGAATCTTTCTCAACTTGAATTTTACGTGCATACTCAATGGCAGCTTCACGCTGTCTTTCAGCTTCACGCATTTTCTTAGTTAATTTTGCAATTCTCTTTTTAACACCTTCACTATATTCTTCTAATTCTTTCTTGTTATCTGTATCTTCGGACGCTATTTCTGTTCCTTGGTCCTTGTTTTCTGTTTCTTGTTTACTTGTCTTAACATCTGTCTGCTCATTAGATTGCGCAGCAGTGTCAATGGACTTAACGTTGTCTTTATCATTAGATACCTCTATCTCGTTTGATTCAGGTTGTTTGACGTCTAATTCGACCTCGGCTCCTGGACCTGATGTATCTATGTCAACAGTCTTTGCGTTTTTGTCTTCTGGCATAGTTTTCTCCTATGGTTTATATATAGTGAAGTACATCTTCGGGATTTTTTATTGTCCCTAAAACTTCATCGTCATTTAATAAACGAACTTCACCGCCTTCAATTGGAAGTCTTGAACCAGCGTATCTGGCAAAGATCACCCAATCTTTTTCCTTGCACCACGGGCCTGTTGGATATTTTTCTTTATCCAAATAAGCTAATGGTCCAATCTTTAAAACATAACCGCAATTAGTTGCGATTCGTGCTTTGTCTAAAGATTCTTGTGATATGATTAATCCACCTGAAGTTTTATCTTTAGGTGTAAATGGTAATACTAATATTCTCCAACCACTTGGTTTGGGTAAACTATCAATTAAAGATTCAGTAACATCTTCTGCTCTGACTGTTTTATCTTCAACTTTTTGTTCTTTATATTTTTCTTCAAGACCTAGGTTTATCTTTGGTACTTCCTTTTCCGAGGTCGATAACGTTTCCTTTTTCATCTTTTTTTGCTCCTTCATTTAGCAGGTTAGAGATTTCCTGAATTACTGTTTGGTAGGCATTTGCCTGTCCTTGCATATACTTGTATTTTTCCATACTGTCAACATTTCCAGATATCATAGCATCACCAATTCCTTGATATTGGTCCCTAATAAACTTCTGTAATTTGCTTAAAAATGTTACTGCATCCATTTCTTTCTCCTTTTGTTGGTTATATTAACAATTCCACTTACGTAGAGATTTATTAATTCTTGAATCTGGATCTCTTGCTGTTTTTGCTGATGTTAATCTTTTCTTCATGCCTTTCATTCTAGCACAAAATGATTTTCTTCTATTAGCAGCTTTAGAACCTGGTTTTAATTTTGAAGGCTTTGTTGTTACAGCCATGGATAATTTAGATCCAGGATTTTGAGCTCTATAAGATGCAATACCTTTTCTGTTTAATCCACCTGATTCAGATTTACCTTCTTTTCTTTGCCATGCTGGAGTTGATCCAGATGCAAATCTTTTTCTTACAATACCTTTTCCTCTTAATGCAATATCACCCATATTAATACATTTTAGTTTTTTTAGTTTTAATAACTCTTCCTTGTCCTCTACTTACTAATCCACCATGTTTATAATGTTCAACTGGATTATATTCTCGTGTTGAATCTTCCGGAAATAATCTAGCATATTTTTCAGCATCAAGTTCTTCTTGTATTACTTTTTTATAATTTTCATCTAATTTT